AATCTCTATGAGTATAAAAATACTTATTAAGGCTCTTGTGGTGTAGTCCAGTAAGTTCAGCCACACGCTTAAACCACTTGTTATTGCTTTCGTTCTTTTGTCTTGGGTAACTATTTAAGGCTTGTTTACAGTTCATCGTTTTGTGTTTTGTTATAAAATTCCAAAAGCCTATCGTAATAACAAATATAAGTTATATTACCTGCATTGGCTTCTAAAAAAGATATGTGATTCTGCACGAACTTTTTAGCATCCAAGATAGTACCACTATCTAATTGCATACCATCGTATTGTTTTAGTTCTAAATCGTTTAGCTTTTCTTTTAACTCGTGTAGTTTCACGCTTTAAATATAATGTATTATTTGTATTTTTCTATTAGGTGTTTATATTCGGGTATTGCATCAAAACTCGGACACTCTTTTATTCTTTCCCAGCTATCAATTTTGCCGTTTAGGTTTTTATCTTCGCTTATGTCACGATGTCCTAATATTTGCACATCTTCTATGCTTTGGAATTGTTTAAGATATAGTAAGGCATTTTCTATTTCGCAAATTAACGCCTTTTTCTGCGCTTCTGTGCGACTATCTTTTGCCTTGTGTACGTTTGCCCTATCTACTCCACCAATATAACAAATGTGAATGCTTGTGCTATTGTAATACTTAACTCCGTTAGTCACTTGCTCGTATGGTGCTAACTGGAATACTTCGCCATCTTCAGTGATTATTCGATGATAGCCAACTGACTTCCAGCCAATAGACTTCCAATGTCGTTTGATGCTTTCTATATCTCCAAACCCTGCAGAACAATGTATAAAGATGCGCTTGATTAATCTCATTTAAATCGTTTACTCCACCATCTGCGGATAAATAGTGAAATGATTAAAATGGTAATAGCGGTAAATATGCTTGTGATGCTGCGGAATATTTCTTGTGCGTAAAAGTTAGTGCTGATTTGAAAAGGTAAATTAAAGTAAACACCCATACCAGTTGAAATAGTCAAGCAGACATCTACTATCTTATTCTTAAAACTTTCCGTTTGTAGTGACTGAATTAACAAAATTGCACCTATTATTACTTTGTCCATACCACCTATTTTTGTGCGTTTCTAATTAGTTTCGCTTTTTTTAAAATCACTTCCAGCACCCACCCAAAGGACAAACCGAAAATGTAATAAATGTACATCGGATTCTCGGTCTTCATCGCATCGGGTAAAAAGTTTAAACCCAGCCAATGAACTAAATCTTCTGTGAAAACGATAATAGGGAAGCACATTAAGAAAAAAGAAATAACGGAGTTGTAATTATCAAGCCACCAAAAAGAAAAAGATACTTCTAATGGTGTACGTTCTGATTTTATATCTCGAATAGTAAACTGAAACCACTTACTGGTCACAAACGCTAACAAAAGAAAAAAGAAAGCAGCCAAAATAAAGCTACTTTCTATTCCATTAGTAAAGTAATTTTGAACGTAAGTGCTATCCATTACATTATAATTATCTTGTTAATTATTTCATCGTGTTTTGGCTCACCTTTCCATAAAGTCGGTTTGGTTTTATCCAAGTAAGTAATCATTTGCCGCTTGTACTTTGTAGCCATATTCATCGCCTCACGTTTAGCGAACTCCACATTAGCGATTTGCTCGTTACTACCTTGTGCCGTTTGTGCGCCTTTATTACCAGTTTTAATGTGATTAGCTTTGCTCAAATAAGCCTTTACATTGTATGCTATGTAAGGCTTTAAATAGGTGTCTATTAGCGTTGTATAACTCGCTGGATTAGCTACCACATCATCGTAAAAATCAGCACCAAATAAAGATAGAACTTGCTCCCATTCCACTAACTGGATTAGATTATCCTTTACGGCATTCATATCAAACGTATTACTGAATGCCAACGCTTTTATTTCTGCTTTACTCGCTATCATTCCCTACTATTGTTTTAGCTTGTTCGTCATCCATTCCCATCATCATTAATAACTCGTATACTGCCGCTTCTCCGATTATATCCTTTTTCTCTAATAGCGTAGTAATAGCCGCCAAGTCGTTTACCACGTTCATCGGTGACTGATTGTTAAACATTACTTCGCCCTCGTATGCAGTACCTTTAAATGCTTTCTGCAAGGCTTCCATAATGATGTCTTGCTCGTTTCTAATTAACCTTTCGGCTAACTCCCACTCGTTGCGCAGTTGCTGATTATTTCCAAGTACACCTGCACTCTCTAAACCTGCCAAACTTCTAAACCAGCTACACGCTTTTACGATGTTGTTCTCTACTAACTTCTGCAACTCAATAAAGCTGCCCTCTTTTTGCATCGGGTATGTGATGTACTCGGGTGCTTCAACGTCTCCGCTCTTTGGTACAATTAAACTTTTACCGCTTCTGCCTTGACTCGTTCCTTTCAGCTGACTTTCTAACTTTTGTTTCTGTCTTGCTAAACCTTTTTCAGCATCTCCATTCGCATCGGTAGTATCTCCAAAGTCAAACATCAAAATGCTTGACAAAGTTACTCCATTCTCGAATTGATTAGCATTGTATTGCCCTATAAGACTCTCAACTTGAGCATCGAAAAACGCACCGCTCCACATAGGCAAAGGATAGTCTATCATTCCGCTCTCATATTCCATAATAGGAATAATCGTTCTGCCCTCTTCATCGTAGTTAGGGTATAATGTACGCTCTATTGGTCTAATTCGAGTATCGTTCCAGTCTTTGCTTATCGCTACTGCTTCTGGTTTTTCCCCAAAATACTCCATAAATCGCACTTGCGAAGCATCTAAATGGTATACAAATACCTCGCTACCTTTGCGTATTGCTTCAATAAAGCCATAGCCATACGTTCTACGGTCTTTAGACACTCTTTTAGCCAACTCAAACCAGTTGTAATACTTGTTTAAGTCTTTTGTCAACTTGCGCTCTAACTGCATATTTTCAGTCAATAACGCACCATAGCTAACATACTCGGCGAACGAGTTAATAACCGCTTTCAATGTGCTACTTTCTTTGGCTAATTTAGATACCTTTTGAGGGAATAGATTGTTATCTACTGTAGATACAATTCTTAACCCTTGCTTAGTAACTATCTTCTGCTTATCTGTGTAGTCTGGTAACTGAATTACGTTATTCGTTACTTGGAAGCTGCTTTGATGACTTTTTCTTGGATGGTTTTTTATTCTCTTCTGCACGTTCGATAAATCTTATCAGTTTGGTAAATTGTGGTAACAAGCTATACTTGTATATTAACTCCGCTGAAAGGGTGTTGGTGTCAAGGATACCAAAACCCTTGACCCCAATTTTTTGCCCTTTATACTTCTTCTTGTAAACCCACATATTATACAGATGTTGCTGCTACTAATTCTGCTACGATTGCTGGAACAGTTGTAGCTGGAACAGTTGCTCCGCTAATTCCGCTCAATACTCGTAAGAACTCGCCTTGCTCTGCCATCATAGTAAATGAGAATAAGTTATCGTCTGCTTTCGCTCTACCACTTGTAGATTCTGCTGACATAAACGCTGCGAATGCCTCATCTCCAAACTCCTCATCGTAACCAATGAATAACAATCTGTCACCATCGTACAAACGAGCAACCATATACTGCTCGCAAGAATCTTTGATTGCTTGTAATTCTTTACGCTGAGTGCTTGTTGGGTTAGCTACTGCAAAGTTTACCTCTACTTGGTTACTTCTTTCCATTGCTTCAGTTACTTCACATTCTCCACGCTTAAAATTGATTTTACCAAAACCAGTACCTGCCGTTGCAAACACGATGTCTGTAATGTCGTGGTCACTTCCCAAAGTGATGCTTGTAATATCTGCAACTGGAATAGTATAGAGTTCTTTGACTCCCGCCGTTCTTGGGCAGTTTGAACCTGCTACTGCTGCTAAACTTAAATTTGCTGCCATTTTATAATTATTTTTTTTGTTGTTAAAAGGGAGTGAATTAACACCCCCTTTATAAATTTAATTCTATCGGAATAAAACAATGTCCTCGCCGTTGGTGTAGTTAACATCAAAAGCGTAATCACATCTGTAACGAACTGTTCTATCTCCAGTCACTTCGTACTGAGGCAAGATAGATACGTTATTCCACTCTGCATCAAGTGCAGTTCCAAAGTGTAGGTTAGATACGTTAGCCGCTACGATTGTGTTTGCAGATACGAAAGGCAAAATAGCCAATCTGTTACCCAAGAAATCCAATTCTTTAGCGCCAATGTAGTAAGAACCTGCTCCGTTAGCTGCTGCTGCTTGAGCCAAAGAGTAAGCTTTACCCAAACCTTTGTTTCCGAAGATGTAGAAATCTGGGTCATCTTCTACTGACTCGCTCAATCCGTTGTATACGCTTGTTAATACTGCTAAAGCGTTAGAAGCGTTAATGTAGTTGATGTTACCACTTGTGAAAGTTCCAGTAAATGCACTTGTATCTAAAGCGATAGAGAAAGTAGTTGCGCTCAATACTGTGATAGCATAAGAAGCACCATCTAAACCACTCCAATCAGTTCCAGAAGAACCTACCATAGAAGAGAAAGTAACTACGTCGCCAGTCTGCAAGTTAGATGTAGAAGCTACTGTTAAAACTGCTGGAGATGCTTTAGTAAAAGCCGTTACCGCAACTTTATCAGAATCCAATTTGCTTACATCTGAACCAGCTTCCATTAAAGGAATCAAACCAGTTACTACGTTAGAAGATGCTGAAACTGTGATTTTAGATAATTGACCAGCAGCTACACTACCTCTCCAAATAGAAGCGTCAATGAACTTTGAACGAATCAAAGCTTGTTGCTCAATTAAAGCCTCTTCGATAGTTGCAGGAGGAACGAAATCGCCACCACGACCTCTTGGCTGCTGACTTGCATACCAAGTACCGTTTAATGATTGGTAATCGAATTCAACTGCTTCCATAAATTTTTTAGGGTCAAGGTATTTCTCGCCCAAAGTCATAGAACCTGCGCTATTAAAAGCTGCTACTGAATCTTGTACTGTAATTGTGTTAGCCATAGTTTTAACTACCGCTCTTGAATCAATGTCTGTATGTACAGAGATTAATCCGTTCTCAATCGTTCTACCTCGTAGTACCGATTGTGCTATTATGCCTTCTAAATCTTTACCAGCATAAGTGTTTGGTGAAATTGTTGGTGTTGCCATTATTTAATGAAATTTTGAAAGTTATTTAAATGTTGTTTCCAAGTCGGGTCATTTGCCGAGTTTGTCTTATTTGATTTTGTTGGAGTAGGCTCTACAAAGTTTTTGAAAGCTTCAGCGATTTCGTTTTTGATAACCTCGCTCAAGTTTTCTTTTTTGTCTTCTACCATTTCCTCCTCCATTGGCTGCTCTTCTGCCTCTTCTTCTTCTTCTTTAGGCATCAATTCAGCCATAGCTTCTTCTAAAGCTACGATTCTTGGCTCAAGTAGTTGCATTACTTCATCTACAATTGCCGTTTGTTCTTCGGGCGTGACCTCGTTATCCACTTCGTTCTCTACACTTGGAGTTTCGCTTTCGTTAGAAATCTTATTCCAAATCTTCTGAAGCAAAGTTTTTTCTTCAGTCACAACTGGTGTTGTTTCTTCCATTTTTTCTTCTTTTTGATTTATAAAATTAGGTACTAATAATTCTTTTTGTACGAATGTGTCACGAGAGTAGTTAGCTACTTTTTTAGTCTCCCACTCTTTGCCTACAAATCCGTATTTTTTAGCTTCTTTAAAGTTTAGATATTCGCCGTGTCCGCCATTGCGCTCCATTAACTCGGCAATCACTTCTTTTTCTACTCCTAAATTCAAATATACTTGATTAATCGCACCCTGCCATTTCTCAAGGTCGTTAATCATATCCTGCATATCGTTCTCATTTCCTTCAACGTAGCTCATTACCTTATGAACAAGGAATAAACCCGTATTGTCCATATAAATATTCTTTACGCTTGTAGCTGCGCTTCCTATAATAGTAGAAGCCGAAGCGTTTACACCACGATAATATGTGTTAATCGTCGCACCGCTATTTTTTAATAGGGAATAAATAGCTAAAGCGTGACTAACATCGCCGCCCAAACTCTCTAAAGTCACATTGATAGTATCAACACCTAAATTTTGCAAGGCTTTTATCTCCTCTGCTTTCTGTTCGCTTGTATTGGCTTTATACTCCTCGTATGTATCTGCCCAAACGTTATACCCTATATCGCCAAATATCTCAATATCTGCGACATTATCGGTTTTCTTTATGTTTAAAAAGGGTGTTACTTTCATATCTTGTAAAGATAGGTACTTATAATTATAATTTTTGTAAATTATCTATTGGTTATATTATAGATAGTTTGAAGAGATACGCCATACTTTCGAGATAGCTTATTCCTCAACTCCATTACGCTAATTCTCCCAGTATTTTGGTTATAAAAATCAGCCTTAATTACTTCTTTAATTCTGTCCTTATGGTATAGCCCCTTATCGGCTAAGCCTAACGCCTCGTTAATATGTTCTTGCTTGTTCAACATTTGATACTTTTGTTTGTAGTTTAGTAAAATCTTGCTCTACGTTAATTACTTGCATTTGTCTATTCTCGTTTGCGCTAACTAACTCGCTTACACCTCTGCTCACTTGGTCGCTTATCGTTCCAGTTGGAGTAGGTGCTACATATCCGCCTTCAGCAAACATCTTGGGAATACGCATATTATTCAAAGCGTTCATAAAATCCACGCCATAGTTGTCTACTGTGCTTTTCTTTACGATATACTCGCCACCCTCTGCCTCAAATCCACCACGACCAGCTACACTAAACGG